ACAGGCGCTACAACATTGTCAACGGCAGTCAATAGTTTGTTTGTTAAGCACGTTGCTCACGTCACAGGTGTGACAGTGAACTCTACCGCTGGCGATAGTCCTACAATCGGTACATTTGCACAGCCTGCAAACACAATCATCACTGACATTAAAATCTTTTGTGCTACGGCTCCCGTTATTGGAAGTGGTGACATTGGTTATGAAGTTGGTACATCTTCTTCAGGCGCACAAATTGTAGCTACTCAGGCTGACGAAATCTTAGATGCTGGTACAACAGTTGTTTTAGGTAACGTAACGATAACAGCATTAATTCTTCAGACTCAAGATGCAGCCACAGCGCCAGCCTCTGTTCAGTACGCTTCGGCAGCGCGTAACATCTTCTGTAACATCACTAACACGGTTGATGCTACAACGGCTGGTTCGTTTACGTTTATCATTGAGTACGTTCAGATTGCGTAAGTATTAATATGGCGGGGTTAACGCCCCGCCTTCCTTTATAGGAGGCCGAAATGGCAGGATCAGACGTAACCCCGGTCATCGTCAGCGATGAGGTGGCTTTAGACGCAAACGGAATATCAGTTGCCGCCTCAGTGGGCAACAACGCAGCCTTGGTTATTGGTGGTGCTTTAGCCGATGGTGGAAGTGTTACCAACGCTTCTGGCAGACAAGTAACAATTTTATCAGCCGGAAACGATTCTTCAAAATCGTTTAACGTAGTTGGTACGGATGTAAACGGTGCATCTCTTACGGAGAATGTCACGGGCGCTAACGCGGGCACCGCTACTAGCGCCGGGTATTTTAAAACTATTTTAAGTATTACCGCTGTTGGTAATCCCGCTGGAAACGTTTCGGCTGGAATTAACGCCAATGCGGCGGATGTAATCTTTGCAGGCCGCACTCGTTTACAAGGGTTTTCTTTTTATTCAGGCGGAACCGCCGGAAAAGCTAACCTACGAAACGGCGGTGTTACAGGCACAGAACTAATTCAGTTTCGTTCGATTGGAACTGACAATGCCTCGGACGATCCGTTTATGCCGGATGAGGGCGTTTTGTTTAAAGATGGTTGCTTTGTTACTTTTGTTGTTCCGCAGTTTGACTTGATGATGTTCTATCACGCATAAATCTTAGGACGGTTGCTATGGCTGATAAGAAAAAAGTTAGTCTATCCGTTGGACGTGGCGAGAAATTGTCCGTTAAAAAGGGTGCGGGCCTTACAGCAAAGGGCCGAGCCAAATACAACAAGGCAACCGGAAGCAAACTGAAGCCTCCTGCCCCAAACCCAAAAACCAAAAGCGCCAAGGCTCGTAAGAAGTCTTTCTGCGCACGGTCTGCGGGCTGGACCGGCGAACGAGGCAAAGCGGCTCGGAAACGCTGGAAGTGTTAGAAAGGCGAAATTACAATGCTGTCTAAAGGTAATAAAAGAAAAGTAAAGAAGGTTATAAAGGGCTTGAACAAAGCCTCTAAACTTCATGCGGGTCAGGCCAAAACCTTAAAGCGCATGGTTAGGAAGAAACCTTGAAAAGTGAGGTAGTTTCAGGCCTATGCGGCGCTGCTTTCCTAGCTTATTTAGGATGGATGGGCGTGACATTGTTTGAATTGCACACTTTGACGGCCCTTCTTCACGAAGACACTGAATCCTTATTGAAGGTTGTAGAAAACAACTCTTCCAGAATACAGGAGCTTGCTAAATACCATGACTAAACAAGGATTATACGCCAACATTCACGCTAAAAAGCGTCGAATCGCGGGTGGAAGTAAAGAAACTATGAGGAAGCCGGGTTCCAAAGGGGCCCCGACTGCGGCTAACTTTAAAGCAGCGGCTAAAACCGCAAAAACACCTAAAAAAGCTGCTATGGGCGGCGAAATGAAAGTGAGCAATCCAATGATGAAGAAAAAAGGTTATGCCAAGGGCGGTGCAGCTAAGAAACCAGCCGCGGCAAAGATGCGTAATGGCGGCGCGATGATGAAGAAAAAGGGTTATGCCAAGGGCGGAGCGGCTAAGAAGCCTGTTGCAACCAAGATGCGTAACGGCGGCGCAATGATGAAGAAAAAAGGTTTTGCCAAGGGCGGAGCGGCTAAAATGAAGCGCGGCGGCGCGGCGAGGAAAAAATAGCTGAATGCCTTTTTTACAAAGCAACATACCGCACTTTAAGTGCTGGGTTCGTCGTGAATATACGGTCAACCATGAGCGTTATCACGGCGAATTTTTACATGCGATGGCTATTGCTGTCACGACGATGCCAAATCGTTGCCTAAGCTTTCAACTTATCTTTACGGGTTGCGAGGCTGATGAGGACGGCGATGTAAATGTTCATGGCGGCGCTATGTGGGCGCGTATGCCGATTACAGCCCTTGTTGCGGATGAACCGTTGGATGAGTGGCCTGAAGCAATGCCCGTACATGCGGCACAACCTTGGGATTGTCCATCACACACTCACGCCGTGTATACTTTGGATCGTGCCACCCCATGCCCGTGGATGGCTAAGGTAGACGGCGAGTTTTATCCCGCCAAATACATGTTTACGGTGGACTACACCGACACCGACGTTGCGGATGACCCTGCCCAACACAAGCAGGCGCATGTAATGCAGCTTTTGGATGCGGGTAAGTGGACCGGAAGCATTATTGCTCTGCCAAACAACCGTGTTAGAGTTACACATCCGGCATGGTTTGAGACAGGAGAGGGTGCGCCAGACTTCAAGCCCTCGCAACATGTACATTATTCTAAATCTGATTTAGACTATACGTTAGATGTAACTCAGATATTTGATAACATTTACAGCGAGGACTAAGATGGCCGTATCTAGCAGCGTTAATTTTGAACTTGATGTAGCAGAATACATTGAAGAAGCTTTTGAGCGTTGCGGCCTAGAGGTTCGTACCGGCTATGATTTAAAGACTGCAAAAAGGTCCTTAAATCTAATGTTGGCGGAATGGGCCAACCGTGGTTTAAACCAATGGACTATTGCTCAACGCACGGTTTCAGTGGTGCAAGGCACGGGAGAATACACTCTTGATGCAGATATAATTGATATTCTAGCTGCGGTAGCTAAACGCGATGGTACGGAATATTCGTTGTCTCGCCTAAGCCGCGATGAATACTTAACGATTCCTAATAAAACCACGCAGGGCCAACCCAATCAGTTCTTCTTAGACCGACAGGTAACGCCTAGCTTAAAAATATGGCCGACTCCTGACAACAGCACCGACGTTATTGTCTATAACGCGCTAACGCGCATGGATGACGCCGATACATACATCAATACTGTGGACATGCCGTTTAGGTTTTACCCGTGTTTGGCCGCGGGTCTGGCTTATTACATAGCAGTTAAGCGGGCCCCGCAGCGCGTACAGCTTTTAAAGGCTATGTATGAAGAAGAGTTTGAACGTGCGATGACAGAGGATCGTGATAGAGCTTCGTTTAACGTTGTTCCACAATTCCAATACTTTAGGACGGGTTAATGGGAAAGTTTGCCAGCGGTAAGAACGCCTATGCCATTTCTGACCGGTCCGGTTTTCGGTATCGGTATAGGGACATGCGCAAAGAGTGGAACGGCTTGCTGGTCGGCAGGGATGAATGGGAAGCCAAGCAGCCTCAACTAGGTCCTTTCCGCAAGGTTTCTGATCCAGAAGCTTTGCAGGATGCACGGCCTCAGTTTCCTGACACAAACACGCCTTTCATGGTTATAACGACTAACGGGATTAAATATCTTGGAAACGGCAACTGGGCTTCGGCGGGAACGGCGGAACTTCCAACTGAAATCAAGAATACTGCGGCCTTAGAAGGCGCAATAGGTCAGGTCACGGTGACAACATGAGCTACACATATACCACGCTTAAACAGGCTATTCAGGACTACACTGAAAACGACGAAACCACGTTTATTAGAAATTTGCCTATCTTTATACGAAACACCGAGGAGCGCATTCTAAAGAACGTGCAGCTAAGTCTGTTTCAGCGCAATGCGGCGGGTACGTTAACGTTTTCCAACAAGTTTTTGACTGCCCCCAGTGATTTCTTAGCACCGTTTTCGTTAAGCTACACCGACAGCAGCAGTGAACAGGTGTTTTTAGATTTTAAAGATGCCAATTTTGTTCAATCGTTTAACCCTAATCCTGCAACAACGGGAACGCCTCGATTCTACGCTCAGTATGACTTGGATCACTTCATTATAGGTCCAACTCCTAACAGTTCGTACAATGTAGAACTTCATTACTTCTTTAGGCCTGCCAGTTTGACCGTTAGTCTTTTTACGCTGACGTTAACAAACGTTTCGGGAACTTTTGAGGGTGATGACACTATTACTGGCAGCACTAGCGGAGAATCTTCCGAGGTCAGTTCTATAACAACTTCGACGCGCATTGTGGTAGAAATACCCAGCGGAAGCTACACCGTTGGCGAAACTATTACGGGAAGTATTAGCGGCGCAACGGCGGTTATATCGGCCATTGGCGCGGATACCACTGTTTCTTGGCTTAGTGAAAACGCTGAAGTTGCTATGTTATACGGCGCATTAATGGAAGCTTACATCTTTATGAAAGGTGAGCAAGACATGGAAGTGTTGTACGAGAAACGATTTGGTGAAGCTATTATGGGCCTGAAGGCACTGGGCGAATCTAAAGAAGTTACCGATGAATATCGAACGGGACAAGTGGTGAGGCCGAAACAATGAATAGCATGTCTTTTGGCGTATCTATGTCTAACAATTTTAAAGTGGGTGTTGAAACTACGGATAACCGTGGCTTTACCCCTGAAGAAACTGCACTGCGTTGCGTAAACAAGATAATAGGTGTTTCTGACAACGCTCCTCCTGCCATACGGGATCAGGCCCGTGCATATCGTTCCGAGATGGAAAAGATCATTTCTGTGTACATGAGGCAGGCTATCCAAAGCGATAGAACTACGGTATATAATGCAATAAAAGATGCTGGTCAGCCCACGTTGGCCGAATATATAAGGAAAATGTAGATGGCTTTTAACGGCAACTTTCTATGCACTTCTTTTAAAGTTGAGATTTTAAAAGGCGTACATAACTTCACGGCGGCAAGTAATCAGTTTAAACTGGCACTGTATGATAACAGCGCCACGTTCACCGCTGCAACCACTGCTTATACGTCAACCAACGAAATCAGTGGCACAAACTATACCGCTAAGGGCAACTTCCTGACCAGTGTTACTCCGGTCGCAAGCAGCACAACCGCGCTTACCGATTTTGCTGATGAGGTGTTTTCGACGGTTACTATTTCGGCGGTGCGGGGCGCGTTGATTTTTAACGAAGCC